GCTGCTGTGATGGGTGCCGCTGCGATGGGCGGCCCTGCGATGGGCGGCCCTGCGATGGGCGGCCCTGCGATGGGCGGCCCTGCGATGGGCGGCCCTGCGATGGGCGGCCCTGAGATGGGCGGCCCTGAGAAGGGCGTTGGTGACGGGGTGCTGCCGATGAGGTCAAGCTTGGAAATTGGCGGGTTGTACCCCATGCCTGGGCTGGACCCGAACATGTCGGAGCCGCTCCCAAATGACCCGTTATTGGCCTGGAGCCCCCTCACGTTGAAGTCCTGTATGGGACCCGGCAAGCTGGGGTCCGGCAAGCTGGGGTCCGGCAAAGGCGCACCCCCAAACCCGGCGCTCCCCTCGGTTCGCAGACCCAGACCCGGATCAAGTTCAGTCTTCCAGAGGTCCCCACTGGGTGTGAGGTCGCTCTGGGATGTTCCAAACTCGCCATAACCCTCCGGGGGGCTGAAGTCTTTGAAGTACTTGTCGTAGAGCTGCCTGCCCTGCCTGATCAGGCCATCCGAGCCACCCTGTTGGTCCTGGCGGGCCTGAGCAGCCCGTTCCTCATCCTCTCTCCGCTGTTGCATCCTACGAAGTTCTTGGAACTGCCATTGCTGTGTGAAAGGGCTCTGATAAATAGTCATGTTACCTTGGGGTACCTCCAGTGCCTTGCCCTCCCTGGCCCCCGATACCTGTACCGAGAAGCCCTCCGAGCGGGTCTAGAGACGCGCCGGCTTGCATTACAAACCCCAGCGTGTCGAACTCGTTAGTTGCCACCGATGTCCCAGCGCCCATGAGTGGGTTGCCCCCGTAGCCTGCGTTCATCATGCCGGCTTTCTGCAGCTCCCAGTCTCGCTCGCTCATCTGTTCAGCACGGAATGTATTCTCGATATCTTGGAAGCGCTGCTGCCCCGCATACTGCATCTGGTCAACTATCGGAGCCATGCCCATCGCAGCGTTCTGGTACCCTCGCTCGGTGCGGTAGTTGTTCTCGTACAGGTTGGCAGAGACCCCTGCCCTCGCGTCTGCCATCGCATTGGCAAAGACCCCCGACCCAATACGATTCCCGCCGGCAGACCCCATGATCGGATCCCGCCCGGCACTGGAGACCGAGCGGTTGACTACGTCCTGCAGGTAGGGGTTGTTCGAGGCGTCTAGGTGGTCGCCACGTACCGTGGCCGCGTACTGCTCTTGGAAGTTCTTGTTGACAACGTCGTCCTGTGCGATCCTCTGCATGTCTAGCAGGGACTGCCGTTGTGGGTCGGACATACCTATGTACTGGGCAGTCTCGCCCCACTGATCGACCATGCCAGCGGTCTTCCTAGTGCCCGCCCTCAGCCACTTGTTGAGCTTTGTTTGCGTTGTGGTAGTAGTGTCAGACACCTAGAGCACCTCGATGTAGTTCACGGACACAGGCTCCGCTGAGAGTATCTTGGACCAGCCGGGCCTGCCTCGGAACTCAATTTGGTGGCATTCCTGGCCCTTGGCGAACTGCCTGATCCCGTCCCATGCGATGTTGATCCAGGTTGCCAGATCCTGCCCGCCCATCGCGGGGAAGCTCAGAACCTTCACGCCTGTAGGATGCACATCGACCCGCGCGACGAGACAGGCGAGCACCTGCGATGCGGCAGAGTCCCAGATGACGAACGTCTGCAGGTAGTCCTGTTCTATCCCCTCCCGGATGTGGTCAATGCTTGTGCGTGACGACACCATGCCATGGTCAAGCGCAGGCTCAAGGATACCCGAGAGCACCGACCACTCCTTCAGAGCGTGCTCGGTCGTGAGCAGGGTGAACCTCAGCTCGGGAGGGGAGAGTTCTGCGCTCATGGGGCCTCTTGTGTGTCTGCGATCAGGTAGATATCCCAGCTCAGCCACGTCGAAGCGTTCGCCTCCAGCGTGACATCCGCGTCCTCACCAATGTAGTAGAGCCTGACCGCACTGGGGCCTGTGGACCCAGCAGGGTCAATCTTGAAGAGCGGGGAAGCGGTCCCGTGCGCCGCGAACGAGATCACGAACCCTGTGCCGTAGCTAGGTACAACGGTGGCAGGGGGGTCAAGCACGGAGGTCCCGACGCCCCCGGCAAAGAACTTTGACGTGGCGGTCGAGTTGCTGAAGCGGAATTGTGCCAGCACCCGGGCGGCCCAGTGGAGCCCAGACGGCGGCGCGGACAAGGTGGAGAAGTCCAGCTCATCCGCGACAAGGTCGTAGAACCCGAGGTTGTCCTCGATGACGGTGTGTAGCAGGGTGGCGTGTATCCAGTTGGACGCACCTGTCCCCACCTGCGCGACACCTCCCGTCGCGGTGACCAAGCCCGAGTAGGTGAGACGCGCGTCGGTCTCCACATCCTCCACGAACCCACCGATGGACACGAGGTAGTCCGAAATCTGGCGGCGATGCTCTACGGCATCGTCCCAGAAAGCCGGGGGGCTGGGCGCGAATATCACCGTGTGCCCCCCGACACAACCACGGGCTCGAACCCGCGGAATTGTGTGACGAACCCATTGAAGAAGAAGAACGGGCGCAGGTAGCGCCCCTGAATTCTGTACGGGATGCGCCCGAGTGTGTTGATGCCTGTGATCTTCGCCATTTCCGAGGGGGCCTTTCCGGGCAGGAGCCTGGCCTCAACACTCATCTGTATATCACTCGGGTCAGACACCGACCCGAAGACGGGTCTCACGTTTCGCAGAAGGACCCGCGCGGAAGAGGCCTGGTCTGCAAAGTCACCACCACCAATCTTCCCCTGCAGTGGAGCGCCCGAGTTGGTGAACCCATAGGGTTGATGGTCTGCCTGCGGGAACCCGATCAGGATCTCGTCTACCCCTGTCTGAGTCAGAGTATTTAGAACCACACTCCCCAAGTTGGGGGCTACGGTGCTGTCCATGTTTCTGGAACCGTAGTCACCCGGCACAGGGTCCGTGGTCTTGTTCGTGTCCATGGTGTCTGCAGTAATAGGGATAGTGGTGCCGATCCAGTCGAGTGTCACCGTGAGACGGGTCCACCTCTGCAGGTCGGCGTGGTATCCGTACACCCTCCCAGGCCCCACGCCCGGGAAGTTCCACCATATGGTCCTCCGCTCTGGGTCGTAGGCGACAGACGTGACATTCGTGACTGACTCCATGTCAGTCCCGACCTCGTCCCGCCAGAAACGGTCAATCTTCTCCAGTCCGATGGGCCGCACGCTAGCGCCGTCGCAGGACATCCAGCCGGCCTCGGACGGGAAGTAGGTGAGACCTCCCACGGAGATCGCCCCTCCGGTGGCAATACACCCGCGGTGGCTGTCCACCTTTCGGAACTCGAAGATGTTTGAACCTCCAACGAAGTCCATCCTCCACACCTCCCGCTCCCGGAAGACAAGTGCGTACTCGCGCGAGGGGACGAGGGAGGTGATGCGCCCACCACTCCCCTGCAGCACCTGGAAGTCACTCAGCACGTCAGTCGCTGCGGCAGTGCCCACCAGAGGCCAGAGCAGTGGGTTGCCCTGGGCAGACCAGTGCAGACCCCCCTCCTGCCTGCCGTAGGCAGCCGATAGGTCTATGTCTCCAAGGACGTAGAACCCTCGAAAGATCATCGAGACGTTGGCACTGGGCACTGACACGCTGCCGGTGGTCAGTGTGTTGTTAAGGATAGGCAGGAAGGCCGCGCCTGCGTTGGTCGTGTACACCGCACCGTTGCCAACACCCGGTGTAGCAAGTATCAGACCCGGAGGGGTTCCACTCGGCGGCTCGTACTGGCTGAACGTCCACCGCCCAGAGTCCGACAGGGCCGTCATTGTAGGGGTGACGTCCGTGAAGGGCTGCCCATTGCGTGACAGGTAGGCGTTGCTGCTGGTGCCCGCCGCCATCCACTGGGTCCCGCCTCCAGCGGAAAGACGCCCATTGCCGTACCCACGCACAGTGTCAGAGATTACGTCCGCGGTATCTAGGTCCACCGCCGAAAGCCCGTGCATGGATGTGTAGCCGTTTGAAGTAGCTACTACATTGTCCGCGATACGCACGCCAGGGAGCATCACCTCTGCCTGGTCAGGTATCCATTCGCCTACGGGCTGCATGTGGCCTCACGAGTAATGTATGAAAGCGCCATCATCGACCGCACCTGACTTGCGCTCCCGCAGACCGGGTCGATACCGGGCACGGGCATCCGCGCTCTGCAGGGCTGCCTTGGTGGCCTCATAGAAACTGGACCACTTCTGTGTGGCCCCATCGTCTGAGAAGAACTCAGTGGCTTTCTTGAGCACTGCATAGAGGTAGAGGTTCGGCTCCTTCAGCAGCAGCGCGTTGCTAGACGTAGGGACGCTTGGGACCAGAGCAAGCACGTTTCCGTAGTACACCAGTGAGTACACATATGCAGCGTCGGGTATTGGGCCAAGCTGGAACACCCCACCGAGGCGGGTGTACACCATGGGGAACCCTGAGACCGTGTTGCGCCCCGCCTCATAGAACGATCTCGGGTCCATGTACTCCAACACCCTGGACCTGCCAGAGGTGTTCTCCACTGTGAAGACGACCGTCTCGATGAAGTCAGTGGGTTCGGCGAACTCTGCCACTCCAGACGCAAGGGTGCCCCCTAGCGCACTCGACTTGATCATGAGGTCAAGCCGCACGTCCTTCCTGAAGTCCGCTTCCGCAAGTTGGACAAAGAGCGAGATGTCACTGCTAAGCAGATCCTCGTTCTCCAGGTAGCTAGAGACCGAATCCGAGAGGGTCGAGTAGTCAATGATCTGTACCGGGTTCGCCATCTACACCCCCCTGCCGTGTCTCGTGAGGGTCACTTCTTCGGCCTCCCCATGTAGTCCTTGGACGACCTGTCGAAAGCCCTGGCACCAGCCAAGGCCTCAGATTTCATACGGCGTTGGTCGTCCATGGTGGGCGACAGTTTGTCACTGCGCGGGTTGATGGGGGGTCGAGGACCTGTGAGCTTGGACTTTTTCGAAGGTGTCTTCTTGTACTTGTCAACCTTCTGACCCTTCACCCAGACGCCGCCTTTGGGGTCTGCCACTAGAGCCTCCCTCCTGCAGTACGCAGTTGGGTGTAGTCCCGGTCATTCAACTTCTTCATCAGGCGGGACTTGTCCTCGTCGTTCCACCGATACATGTTCGGCCCATCGTTGAGCATCCAATCCTCCACGAGACTCAGGGGTATGCTGGCTACCCGAACTTGGCTTGCGCCCCCCCACAGAGAGCTAGTGCTGCGCTCTGTGTTCAAAAACGAGCTGTTGAGCCTGAGTGCCTGCTCCAGGTCGTCACCGTGGTGACGCTGCCGGGCGAGGGTATCCCCCGTCACAGGGTCTATCTTCACCTGGCGCTCCAGTAGATCCCCAGGCTCTCCTGCGGCTTGCCACCCGTTCACGCGATGCTCCGGGTCAGACAGAAGTAGAGGAACTGCGTGTTCGCGAGAGTACCCTTGATGGCGATGTACCTGGGGAGCGGACCCGGAACCTGCACCATAAGGCTCGCCGTGCATACATAGGTCGTGTTCAAGGCGTAGCTTACGAGCGGCAGGGTGGTTGCATCTACGGGGCTCAAAAGGGTGTCCCCGCCGTCAACCTTCATACCGCGAACCTCTATAGCCCCCACAGCACCGACTGCTACGATGAGGTCATCCATAGAGCTTGTGTCTATCCAATGCGGGTAGTAGTCCCCTGCCACCACAAGCAAACCATCCCCAAGCGGGCTGGCTAGCACACTGTTGTGGGTCTCTAGTTTTCTCGATTTATTGGGCATGCTACTGGATGCTCCTGTGGATGTTTCTATGCAAGGTTGTCGAGGACACGAGACACTTGAAGTCAAATGACTTCGGTATTGGCGACTGGAACTGCTGCATAACCAAAGTGTTGGCGAATATTGTGTTGCCCCATATAGTCCTGAACGCAACAATGGTAGAAGCAAAATCGTCAAGATCCGGGGCCAAGCCCACCTGCACAATCAATCCAGCGTCCAAGTTCAAGGTGCAGGAATCACACGCAGATGTGTCAATGCGCCGCTGAGTGTTTGCGTCCATGGGAACGCCTAGAGCGCTATGCGTGCGGACTTTTAGAGGCATGAGACCCTCGGGTTGGAGGGGGGCAGGGAGCAGATCACTACCCCCCTCCGTAAACCCGGTTCCAGAGAACCGGATCAGTTTGCGTTGGTGAGAATCATCGCGTGGGCTCTGGGGTTGCACACCTCCAGGGTCCACTCCACCAACAGCTCGCGCCGGATAGAGTCCCCGCTCTTAGCCAGGTCGAACTGCTGCCACGGTCGCAGGTACGCGACCTTGAGGTACTCGGGATCGATCAGGAAGACCTTCCCGTCCTGCAGCTCAGCGGCGGTGTACCCCTCCGTACCCGCAGCACCCGTAGATCGGATGTGCCTGGACGGGACCACGTTCAGTGTGCCGAAGTTCGACATATACACGTCTGCGGTGGCGTAGATCGTGCGACTTGCGCGATCCGTCCGCATGGTGCTGTCCGCGCCCACGTTGCCGACCCCGTCGAAGGTTGAGATCAGGGTCTTGATCGTAGGCCCGGCGACGATGAGCGTCGGCTTGCCTCCGTTGTCCCATGCGTTCTCGACAGCATCGTCGATGTCGGTCTGGGCCATAGTCCCAGGGACCCCAAGTTCTGACCCAGAGCCCCAGATGTTGTTCCCGTCGTTCGTGCCCACGCTGGCCGCCGGGGAGGCGTTCGTGACCACCGAGTTGCCAGGCGAGGCGTCTGCCGGGAGAGTCATGAAAGACATGAGAGGCCCAGCCACCCGTGTCGGGGAACTCCCGGTACTTGCATTCTTCGCCAGATTGACCGCCGAGATCGAGTAGTCCACGTCGTTCTTCAGAGACCGTGCCTTGATCGCAGACTGGTAGGCCATCTCGCTGTCGCGACCCGCCTTGTCCACAACCTCGGTGGTCCCAGTCACCCGCACCGCTTTGGTGCTGATCTGGGTGTAGTTGCCGAGGCGTGTTGCCCCTGCCCCATCGGTGAATGTGATCGAGTCGTCACCCTCCGCAACCGAGTTGGACCCGGGCGTGTCGAGGGTGTCTGTCAACCACTCATGCAGAACCCCCGTCGCTGTCGTCGAGCCTGCAGCCGTGAGAATAGGCGATTCTGTAGGGTCGATGTTGTAGATGATATCCGAGAGATCCTCTCGGGCACCACCTACCTCTCCGAGCCCCTGCCGGACCTGATTGGTGCTATATGATCTATTAGGCATACTAAATTAGTCCATGATGTTAGTTAAGACCCAAGAGAGCGAAACGCAGCCGCGATATCGTCTGTGCGTACACCCCCTGACTCCTTCAAATTCTTCATGGCACGGTCTCGCGTATCCCTGCTCGTGTCCCCGGGGTCTCTATTGGTCCCGGGACGAACTTTGGGTAGCGCTGCCATCTGTTTCTGGATTCTAGGCCTGCGAGCACTTGCCGCTTGGTTTCCCGCTTGCCCAACCATTGCTAGTTCGAGCAAACGGACCAAACGGGCGTCAACAAGCCCTGCCCATTCGTCCGCGCCGAGGCTTCCCCCGTTCGGACTCGTCGCCCACGCACCGACCTGTGCGTAGCGCTCCTCGAAGTTCGTATTGAACTCTGGAGATACTCGCATGAGCGTTGCACGCTCCTGCGGAATTCTTTGCTGCAACTGGCGGCTCTTCTCCGCATCCGCCGCAGATGTGGCGGCCTGCAGCATCCGCTCCTGCTCCTGGCGCTGGATCACGTAGGCACTGTAGGCCCCGGGGTCTTCCTGCCGGAACTGGTCGAGCTGTTGCTGGCTCGGTTGTGACTGCTGTAGCTGAGCCTGCAGTTGCTGGGAGAGACCACTCAACTGGTGAATGTGCTGCTGCTCCTGAACGGTGCTCTGCACGCTCGTCTCTTCAAACTGTCGTCTCTGAGACGCCAGGTCCTCCATCTTGCGGGTGTAGTCGGCCTCCCGCGAGTACGAGCTTCTAAGCTCGTCGAGGGTCACATCCTGTGAGACACCACCGGGGAGTGTGACCTGTATTGGCGTCTCAGGGTCGTAGTCGTAACCGCCTTCGGTGGGGCTCTCGACAGCCTCGATGGCTTCGCTGTCAAGTTCTGACGAGGGCTCGGGCTGGCCGGCCCCGGCAGCGGACTCCTCCCCACCCGCCGGAGTTTCGGACTCGTCCGCTACCGAAGCCTCTGAAGTGTCCGTGTCCGCCTCCGCACTGGCGTGCTCCTTGGCGAAGAAAGCCGACGCTGTTTCGCCCACAACCCCGCCCGTGGGTCCTGTGTAGTTAGGTGCGCTCATGAGGTCTGCCCCCTCTCCCATTTCCACTGATCGCGCAGTGCCCAATCGGCCCGCGCGGTCTCCGCTTCTTCGAGGCGATTCCGTACCGCTCCGGTGTCGTCGGAAGTTTTCCGTATTTGCTGCTGTTCCGCCACGAGATCGGCCATCGCGGACTCCCCATGCTTCCAATACGCTTGGAGAGCGCCCCACACCCGATCTACTGCCTGAACGTGCGCCACCGCGACCCACGCTTCATCAGGCCCCACGGATCTGCTCATGTTCTCGATACAGGACGACCTGACTGCCAAGAACCCGCTCCTGAGATCCTCGTCCTCAAGTAGGTGCTTAGCACGGTCCCCCCTGGCGATGTCTTCGTCCCTGGTCATCCTATGCACCCGCATCTCTCACACGGTCCTGTGTCAGGTGTGCTGTGCGAGAACCTCGCCCCCGCACTGTTCCTGTAGATGTGGCCTATGACCATGCATATCAGCCGCAGAATCATCTCTATCACAAGGCTGCCCCTCCCATGTTTTGCAGATTCTGGTCCTGCATGTTCTTGTCCTCGATTACCACCTTGTGCTCCTCGACACCGAACCGAGCCTCATTCTCCGCGTCGGACAGCCGAAGCTTGAGCATGTTCTCCTCGTGGTCGTACTCGATCTTCTTGTCTCGTAGGGCAAGTTCCATGAGCTTGGCCCGCTGCTCTAGTTCCAGAGCCTGCTCCACCGGGTCCGGTATCTCGCCCTGCGCCTCCGAGATCTTCTGAGACTCCTCAGAGGCCGGTGACAGCACGAAGCGCTGCGTGTCCTTGAACCCGAGGGCCTCTGCCAGCGTGGAGAGCGTGTTGTAGACCTGCTCCTGGCCCACGAGGTTCTGATACCCGCCCGTGATGGCCTTCTCCTGCGCCATTGCCATGGTCTGCAGGTTGTTGATCTTCTCCATCTTAGACCCATGACCAAGACCCACGGATATCTCGAAGTCCATCTCGTGGTTCCATGTAGACGGGTCCATCGGTACCCAGTCACCACGGAGTTTCAGCATCATCTTGTCTGTCTGATGCATGCATAGCTCGCGTAGTATTAGCTGGAACACATCTTTGACGAGTGTGTCGGCGAGCGTGCGTGCGTAGAGCATGATCCGCTGCTGCTGGGCTGTGCTCTGCATCATCGCGCCGAACACATGCTTGCTGATACTGCCCGGGTTGATCCCCTGGGCGTCAGCGGAGACCCCGGTTCGGTTGGCTACCCGCTTGTCGTTCAGTTCCATGGCCGGGATCAGGGTGTCGCTGTTATCACTGCGGTCGAGAGGTCGGAGCGCACCCGGAGAATACTCCTCGATGTAAGATCCCGGCACGCCATACGCAAGTTGGTTCAGGTTGACCATCGGGGTGGCGGCCTCTCCAGGCCCGCCTTGGCTGAGCACCACATACCGTGGGTCGTTGTCGAGGTAGCGGGCATCGAGGTACTGCCGCCACAATGTGGTGTTGATGTGCTGGAGGTCCATCACCACGTCTGCGAGAGAGAACCCGAAGAAGCGGTGCGGAATGGGTATAGGTGTGCCAGATGCGTAGGGGTGCCCGGCGACTGGGTCAGCCGACAGCAGCACCTGCCCGTACTCTCCTGCCACTACCACGTTCCACCACTCGCTGATACCGTCACCGTCCATGTCTATTCGGACATAACAATCGTTGACGTGTATCGTCCGCTCGCTGTCACTCCGGTAGCTGTTCACAAGGGGCTGCCCGTCGTCTTGGCTGGCCCGGATGATCCAGTCCTGGTCGGTCGTGTAGGTGCTCTGGCTGCCCGGCAGACTGTGGACGAGGTCTACGTCGTACCCGAGAGCAACCAGGTCTGACTCGGTGGAGCGCACCCGGTGCCCGACGAACCTGCACGTCGGGTCATGGAGACCACGCGCGTCACGGTTGATGATGAACTCCTCGGGCGGGATGCACTCCAGCTCGACGTGTCCGGTGCCGTTGGTCCTCACCCCCTTGATGTCGAATCGGACAGCCTGCTCCATCTCCGGGGGGATCTTCTCCAAGATGTTCGGGTCAACCTCCTCCCCATCAACCTTGACTGTTACAGCCCGTACCTCGAAGTTGTCGTCCTGACCGAGCTGCTCGAACTCGTCGATACTCTTCCCGTTGTAGGTCTCGATCTCGGTCGTGCGGCTGTCGTCCCACTGAACCTTGATGATCCCGTTCTTGCTGATGAAGCTATCCTTGATCGCCTCAAGCAAGACCTGGGTGCCACGCTGGTGCCGGAACACCCAGTTGCATGCGTCCGTGGCCTGCTTCGCCCCCTCCTCGTCGTCCGGTGCTACCGGAATCGCCTCGCACACCGTGGCGCTCGACGTGAAGACCTCTGCCATCTGAGGCATGGCCCACTCAACCGTCTCAAAGACCTCGCGGCTCACCACCGAGCTTCGGCCCTCACGCTCGTCTCCACGGGTGTTGCCCATGTACATGTTGAGAGTCTGCCGCCTGGACTCTGCGAGTCGGGTGCCAGTCCAACCCAGGCCGGAATCCAACTCTCGCTGCACCACGGACACGAGTTGCTGCTCGTCGATCCCGGGCTCCATCTCCCTGTCGTCGTCGCCAGGACCTTCCACATCCTCAGCGACCGGGTTGTAGCCCCCGGTCGCACCCATACTGGGCCTCAAGTCTGCGCCCCGCGCGTCCCCAGCCGCCCCTAGCGGGTTCGGAGCCTCGGTGCCCCCATAGTTCCCGGTCGGGTTAGGTGCCAAGGGGTACCCATCGCGGGTCGTCCGGTAGTCCGCACCTGGAGCGTTCACGTATTCGTTGTCGTCCCCCTGGTGAGGACCCCGTGTGGTCTGACCGTGCTTGGACTGCATGCCTTACTCCAGTTTCGTCTCGTCTAGCTTGTGGTCCCCGCACCAATCGGCAGGGAACACAGCCGGGTAGCCGCTCATGGTGGGCGCGTGCCGGCGACAGCGACCCACCTTGGCGGCCCCCTCGTAGGTGCTCACCTTCGGCAGGTACCACATGCATGTGGCACAGGTCATACCCACCGCACGGTGCTTCCAGGGATCTGCAGACTGCTGCCCGCCCCGGCCAGGCAAGGTGCCCACCTCCGGGCGGCGCGCGCCGAGGGTCTCGATTGCCTGGTCCTCGGTGTAACTAGGCACTGCGCTGCACCTTCGGCTTCCGCGCCTTCTTCCGCACCGCCTTCTTGCGCTCGGGAGCCGGGGGCTGTGTCTCGCCGTCTACGGTGGCGCTCGGCGGGGTCTTGACGCTGCCCTCTTCGAGCATCTCCCGAAGGCTGATCAGCTCGTCTCGGTTATCGGACACCGCACGCATCACCTCGGTGACGCTCTTGAACCCAGAGATCTTGTTCATCGGCATCGGCGTGACTCCGGGTTCCCAACACCCTGCGGTGATGGGGGGTGGTAGTGGAATTTATCTTTGAGGTCTTCGGTAGACATGTCTGCTCCTATGTTACCCAGTTGGCTGAAATCTCAGGTCGGTCAATCTTAGCTTTGCTGCGTATGCCCATTGCTAAGTAGCTGAAAGCGTCAGCCCCGTGCGAACTCCAATCATGTATGGGTTCGTTCCGCAGCTCGCCTGTCTGAGCATTCTCAGCTCGATGCCATGATCGTAGAGCATCAATACCTCGCTTACACTTCTGGAGGTCGAAGTAGCAGCGCGGCAGTATCAGACGACCCTGCTCGATGCGCTCCTCGACCTCGCTCCGCGCGCGCTGGGTGACACGCGGGAGTTGCCGAAAGTGGATGCCGAGGCTCGCTGCCACTTCTAGGCGCGTCTTGCCGGTGCCCAGCTCGCGCACGCTGATGTCGTGCGGTGCGATGTGCTCCCGGTAGGTGTAAGGCTTCTCTCTGACGATCTTGCAGTAGTGCGCGAGGCTCTCCCCGCTGTTCTCGTAGTAATCGATGACACGGATCTCGGTGCCCGCCTGTTGCACGAACCAGACCGCAGTGGAGTCGGCCATCCCCAGGTCCCACGCCGTGATGGTGTCCAAAGCAGGGTCGTGCGGCACCCGTGTAAGACGCGACTCTGTGTCGGCAACGTCTACCAACCTGCCGAAGATCGCGCCCCGCACCGCAGCATTGCGGACGTTGAGGTACTCGCGGTCGTACTCCTCCTTCGACATCACACGATGCGCCGCGGCCAGCTCGCTCTTCGTCAACTCTCCAAACTCTGCCTCGTCGTCGGTTCTCTCGGAGGCTCCGGTGCTGACTACGTTCAGGTTCTTTCGGAACCACTCCGGGTCCGACTCGGCGTTGTCATACATCTGCCCGAGGGGGCCATTCGTACCCTTGAAGGTGCCAGCCAATACGCAACGCCCCTTGCGGTCTGATAGCGCCGGGCGCAACACCTCGGTGAAGATGGCGGGCTTGACGATGTCGTACTCGTCTATGCAGCAAGCGTCCAGGTAGATGCCACGCAGGGAGTCAGGGTGGTCCGCACCGTAGAGACGTAGTCTGGCACCGTTGGCTAGGTCCATCCTGAGTTCGGACTCATTGTACTTGCGTATCTCGACGGGCAGCACTCTCGTAAACAGCTTCAGATAGTCCCACACAAGTTGCTTGCACGATACGAGGGTCGGCGCGATGTAAGCCCCGCGCCAGTCGTCCATATCGGTGCGGAGCGCATCGCGGATCAGGTGGTTGAGCAGGCACACCGTCTTGCCTGCGCGCCTGTGCATGACGACCGCGCCGAATCGCCTTTCGTCCCAGGCTTCGTGTATCTCTTGCTGGTACCAGCGAGGGGAGTAAGGGATCGTGACGTTCAAACTAGACACCGCACGTTGTCGGCGAACACCACGCGCAGGCCAGGCACCGGGACAATGTCAGCCCCGAGCGGGTAGGTCGGCACCGGCAGTAGCCGGCACCGGCCCATCGTGATGGTGCTCGTCTTGGGGTCCATCGTGATCGGTCTCATGAAGTATCGGCAAGCCCCGCAGGTCAGCGCTTGCGCCCTGCCCTGGACTTGGCCTTCGACTTCGCGACTGCCGCACGTTGGATCGCTGCTGAGCTGGTCTTGGGTTTCGCCGGCATCAGGTGCCACCACCGGACATGCGCTTGGGCATGCGCCCGGGCGAGTTCGGCCCGCTCTCCTGCCCCTCAAGCAGCGGAGCCTCCCCTGCGTCTGGCAGCGACGGGTAGCTGATCTCCTTCCCCTTGCGGACATTGTTCTTGGCGGCTGAGTTCATCGGTCGCCCCTCTTGGTTCCCGTTTGCGGGGATACCGCTCGTTGACTTCAAGTTACTCAATACTTGAGTCCTCCTTTGACTATGTTGGATAGTGGGCCCGGCTCCATGTCACCAATGAGGTGCTCAGAACCCGGGAACATCAAGACATTGTAGGTGGAGTCGTCCACACCGAAGGTGATGCTGCGGGACTCTAGCTCCGCAAGGTCCGCTAGCTCAGCTTCCAACCCGTCAGCGACCTCATCCCCAATAACCGACCGGCCCCGCTCTAGTCCGCGAGTGAGCTGCCCCCGTTTGGCAGCGATGGCTGCCGCGGGCTCCATGCCGCGCTCCATGTACGCACTCAAGTCGTCCGCGATCCGCTTCTGGTTGGCGTTCAGGGCTTCGCTGTTGAGATTCTTGCCGCCTAGCAGAATGGTCGGGGGCCTCTCTGCCCGCCTCTTCGCCGGGCCATCCGGGAATCGCTGCCCATGTACACCAGCCTCTGATAGGTTGCGCTCACCCACCCGTCTTCGGATATCCGCTCCACCCCAAGCACCGTCAGGCTCTATGGCGTACTTCTCGCGCAGCGGGGTCAGTTTCTCCCGGACGAAGCCCGACTGCTCGGGCCAGTCCACGTCCTCGCGCAGTAGCTCGTGCTCGTCCACGTCCACGGTGGTCTGGTAGCTGTGTGCCGCGTCCACGTCACCGCGGAACATGAGGTGGCCGTTCTCAACGGCGTCGAGGCGTTCGAGGTCAGCCTCGACTCGCTGCAACCGCCGGATCGTAGTCTCCTTGGCCCTGATGAGGGCTTCCACTTCAACGCGGGAACTCTGCTCGGTCATTTGCTCGGTCAATTCGCGGATGCGGAGGTCATACGTGCCTTGCGCCTCTCGCAGCGTGTCGAGGTCCGCAGTGAACTCATCACGAAGACCCCCGCGCCACTTGGGCGTAGACCGCACCCACTCACCAATCTCCTCAACGAGGTGCTCGGGGTAGTTCTCGCCGGTCTCAGTGTTGATGACACCGAGGCGGCCATCCCCGCCGAACTGGTTGTGGTAGTAGGTATGAACCTCCGGGCTATCTGGGTGACTGAGGTGTCCCCCCCACCCGTGGCTCTTTTCGAGGTTCGTACCCTCGCCCGTCATGTAGGTGTCCTCGTCAATCTTCATGCGCTTGAACTTGTGCGGGCTCGCATGGAAGAGCTTCATCGCCGCCAGCTCGCCGGGGCCTGGTGTGTAGACGTCCATACCTGCGAGTGTGTAGGGGCTGACACCGCGGCGTGACAATGCGCCCGTGCTCTGCCCCAGGTGCTCTGCCGCCATCTCGTTCCCGGGGACCTGGTTGTACCCCGTCTGGAATCCAGAGAGCGCACCCTGAAGACCACCGAGCCGGCTGCCGCGAGCTGCGCCGGCCAGCCCGGTCGCGATGCCTGCGGCACCACCTGGAGCGGAAGCCAGGAGGTCTCGACCATGACGAGCCAGGCCCCCCATCGTCTCGGCGGCACCCTGGATATGCGCGAGCCGGTACGCAGCCTGGTCCTCTCCGGTCCACTCAAGAAGAGGGTCCGGTTCGCTGGGCGTCAGGTGCCGCGGGGGTGTGAAACCGTCGAAGAGCGGCATCCTAAGACCCTACCGGTGGTGTTCCGATGGTGTTAGACTGGTGTACTGAAACCAAGGAGGACATTGCGATGTCACGAGCCGATGATGAGCTACGCAACGAACGAGTCCGAGCCGAGCGCGAAGCCGCGCTCGCGAGCATGAGCCCCGGCGCGCGTGCGCTCTTCGAGAAGCACAAGTTCAGCCACGAGACGACGCGGTTCAGCGTGCCAGCGGTGGACGGGGCTGTGAGTCGCGGAGCCATCACAGCGGGGGAGGCCCAGACGGTTCTGGCTGAGCTGCGGCGACAACGCCAAGCCCCACCAGCGGAAGAACAATAGCCGGCAGATACTCGCCATCCTGCACGGCCAGGATCAGGGTCTCGTACCAGTTCGGGTCGTTGTGGATGATCTCGCGCAGTTTCTGGAAGTCCTCGCGCACGTTGACGCCGTCCAGCTCTGCCTGGTCGGCGTCACGTCGCAGGCGCTCGCCGACCTGCTCGCGAATTTCTCGCGAAGTGGTGAGCCGCTTGCGGGTCGCCTCCGTCATGTTTGCTATGTCATCGAGCATCGCGCGGGTGGCGTTGCCTGTGCCAACCTCTTTGATCAGCTCTGTTCGGTCAACGTGCCCCCCCTGCCAGACGCCGGCCTGGACCTCGCCCGGTATCCCCGCGTCGGTGAGTGCCTTCTGGAACGCGGGCAGGTTCTTGCGAATCGTCTTCGAGCGGTGTGCTTGCTGCTGCGCGATGCGCTTGTCGCGCTTCTTCTTGCCAAGCTTCTTCGGCCACTTGTCGGGGTCCGGGCTGTTCCAGCCCTTGCTCTGGGAGTAGCCGAAGTCGCTCCATGTCTTAACACCCACACCCGAGCGCGTACCCCATGGCGCGGTGAAGCCAGCGTCACCACCGAAACCATGCGCTTCAGTGACGCTCGCCAGTGCGCCGGTCTGCTGCTGAGAGAGCGGTCCCGTGCCCGTGATGTGTGCCGCATTGACGTCACCGAGCTTCACGCCAGGAGCACCGGCAGGGAAGACGCTTCCGTACCCACTGATAGCCTGCACATCGACCAGGCCTCGGACTGACTCGCCTCCTCGGATCGCGCTCAGATCCTCGGGCGAAATGTGCCGCCCGCCCTTGTTGCGGATGTCCACCAGAGGGGAGGGGGACACCGAAGGGTTTAGCTCGACCGCCTTCGTATCGGGGTCAACCCACACGCCCGTCGTCGCCTGGTCGGGAGTAGCGCCAAACCCGATCTCCTCGTGGATGATGTCTTTGCCCGTGTCGGGGTTCGTCCAGTTGAGGTCGCCCGGATCGGCTTCATGCCCGATGCCACTAAGCGGCGCTCCCTCGTAGGGGGTGTGCATCGACTGCTTCTCGAAGTAGTCCCCGACAGTCTTCGCTGCGTTCTCCTTCGACGCCGCCAAGGTCGGAAACAGGCCGCGTGCAAAGTCGGTCTTGCCTTTCTGCGCTACCCAGGCCGCGGCCTGCACTGAGGTCGGGGTCCAATCGGTGCGACCACCGAGGGCTTGGGCGTTCGCACGCTCTGCAGCGAGCACGCCCTCGTAGTCTAGGAATCTGTGTTGTGCAGCGGTGAACGCGCCCTCGGCCTTCTTGTAGCCGAAGGCCCTACCCTGATGGATGTCGTTCACACCCACCGAGGGCAGAGGACGCGACGGGTCGCCGGCTTGTCCGTAGATGCCGGTTTTCGGGGTATCAAGCGAGAGCCCACCCTCGCGCACCAACCAGGACTTTTTCGCTTGAGCCTCAGTCTTACCCCGAACCTCGCCCGACATGCCGTGCATGTATGCGTTGCGGTCGCGGATATGAAAGGTGGTCTGGTTCTGCGGCGAGGCCTGCGCCGAGAAGATGCTGCTTACGTCAACCTCGGTCGTCGGGTCTTCGCCACCTATGGCTCTGAAGGCCGCGCGCTGTCTCGTGTACCAGTCCGCGCCGAGAATGGCTCCATCCTCGATCAGAGAGTCGTAGTGGCGGCGCATTTCGAGAAGCTGATCAGCCGTGGCTACACCTTCCGGCCCACCGATGAACCCCTCATCGCCGAGCTTGAGGTGTCGTCCCGTGCGTGCCACGGTGAGTGCTTCCGCATTGTCGAGGTTGCGAAGGTTGGGGGCCTGGGTGACTGCGTTGGCCTGGCCTGCGGTGGGTTGTTGATTGTAGATCGCGTGGGGCATAGCAACCCTGCGTCCACCTCGGGCCGCCGCGCCCGATACCGCGGCTAGCTCACCTGGGCCTGGGGTGAAGACCTCCATGCCGGCTACTGCGTAGGGGTTGACACCTCGTGCCCTCAAATCGGCACCTGCACCCTCCAAGTGCTCCATGGCGAGCTGATTTCCGGGGATAGCGTTGAAGCCCTCTTGGAATCCAGAGAGCGCACCCTGAAGACCACCGAGCCGGCTGCCCCGAGCTGTGCCGGCCAGCCCGGTGGCAAGGCCAAGCGCTCCTCCGGGGACGGAGGCCAGGAGGTCGCGCCCAAAACGACCCACGCCGCCCATCGTCTTGGCGGCACCCTGGATATGCGCGAGCCGGTACGCAGCCTGATCCTCTTCGGTCCACTCGGAAGACGACGGTTTGCCGGGCAACCGGTAGTTGGACTGCACCCCGTCGAAGATCGACATCTTACGGGCACTCTGGAGCGCAGCCTCCTCTTGGTGTAGGCCACCGCTGTAGGCTCCTGTTTTCGGGGAGCCACCGCCAAGCAGACCCTTGAGCGTGAGGCCCGCCATCAGTGGAGCCTCGCGTCACCATTCGTTGCCGGCTTCTTCTTGGGTGACACTTTCCTGCCCTTCGGTTTCGGCTTGGGTGGGGCATCGCCCCAACTGAAGGACATCGGGCCGGTCAGGTTGAGGGTCTGCTCCTGGGTCGGAGCCTGGGGCAACACCGAAGCGAGTAGCGCCTTAGCGGCAACGATGTCCCCGCTCTCCGCGCACTCGATCATCGAGTCGATGATCTCATCCGCCCGGTCAGCGATAGCCTCGGCGATCCTGTGCTTGGCCTGTTGAAGTTTGTTCGACCCTGTCGGGTTCTTGCCGGGCTCGCCGGCCCTCTGCTGGTGCGGACGCAGGTTTGCGAGTTGCTGCTTCGTCGCGGGGCGCTTCTTCTTCGCCGGCATGATCTCTGTCCTCCCCCCGAGGTGTCGTGACTACCGACGTGTCTGTCCGGTCGGCTGCCTAGAGGGCGCGCTCTGGCTGCGGTTTCCACCACCAGGCCAGTTCTCCTCGACGACCTTCGTGGCACCCCCATGATCCGGGTCCACGCCCAAGGGCGCGCTGTTGTCGCCATTGTTGGCCTGACCCGAGAGCCCACCCAGCGTGGGGTCCTGCGTTCGGCTGACGTTCTTGACCCCAGACCGTATCCCGGCACGCTTGAAGGGTTTTGACTTCTTGAAAGGGACCATTCAATCCTCCTGGGGTGCCTCCGCCGAGCCCCGAGCCGCGACAAGGAAATAACGCGACCCGGGGCTCTCTTGCAGAGACCACTATGTGGCCTGCAGGATGCCACGAAACGCGAGGGGCACGCAAGTGAGAGGCCCTGGGGGCTCCTGAGAGCGCCCCAGGGCGTCTTTTGCAACCGGACCCTACCACGAACCCAGGATGCGGCCCGAATGTAACCCACCGGCCCCAAGAGGGACCCCCGGGGTCGCGCGCGCGTGTCTCTTATTAATAGACTTCCTTTTTCTCTCTCTCTCTCTAAAGGTAGAAGGGTTAGCCGAGGGGGGAGGGGGGTCGCCCCGTTGACCGGCCCATCGCCCGCTGTAATCATGGGCCTCCACCACGAACCGAGGAGGCCCTGTGCCCACCCCGATCTCGACCGACCCCGCAGTACTCGCAGCCTGGCAGCTCTCAGGCCTAACCTCTTCAGACGCCAAGAAGATGAAGGTCGGACTCCTCACCGCGAACGAGAGAGACAAGTTCGACATCTACTCGAAGCCCGCAATGCTCCTGCCTTACTTCGACCGGCACGGTGCTGTGCTCCCGGGTTTCGCCCGTGTTCGTATCTGGTCCGATGACGAGGAGGCTCCGAAATATATCCAGGTCGGGGGTGGCACAGAGGCCTACCTCCCACCCCTCATCAACTGGGACAAGACCCTGTCCGATACCAGTCGGCCTATCTTCATCACGGAGGGCGAGAAGAAGGCTGCCTGCGCCACGAAGAATGGCTACCCCTGCATAGGACTCGGCGGGGTCGATAGCTACCGAAGCAAGACGAGCCTCAACACCGGCATCCTGCCAATCTTCGACGAGTTCGAGTGGGTGGGCCGGAAGGTCTACATCGTCTTCGATTCCGACATCCACGAGAACGCGGGTGTGGCGACCGCAGCCTTCAAGCTCTCGCGTGAGATGCTGAAGCGTGGCGCGAAGGTCTACATCGTGCTGCTCCCCCCCTCCCAGGCCAAGGTCGGGCTCGACGACTACATCGTCGAGCATGGGACCGAGGCATTCGACCGGGTCCTCGACCGCTCCGAGCAGGAGGTCACACTCAGCTCGATGCTCGAAGACCTCAAGCAGAGGATCGTCGTGCTCCGAAGGGGGAGCGTCTACGACACACGCGACGAGCAGATCTACAGTCGTGACCACTTCGTCCGCACCGCATTCGCGCACTGGAACGTCGAGGGTCCGCCAGGCCCGAGGGGCGGGAAGCCAGAGAAGTACTACGTCGCGGAGGAGTACCTCGATTGGAAGCACCGCATCGATGTGACACACGTTGACACGAGACCCGACATCCCAACAGGTGTCTTCGTGGACAAGGACGGGCGGAACGTGCTCAACTGGTTCAGGGGCTGGGCCTGCGAGCCTGTGAAGGGCAGCGTGAAGCCATTCCTCACCCTGATCAAACGCCTAACAAAGGGCGACAAGGCTGCTGCAGACTACCTGATCGGATGGCTCGCCCACCCCCTCCAGAACCCAGGGGTGCGAAACGATGTCTGTGTGGTCCTGGTCTCACGGACCAACGGGACCGGGAAGTCCACACTCGGCAAGACGATGCTCTCGATCTACGGAGACAACGGCCAGCACGGTCAGTACCTCCGACCGGGCATGCTCTTCGCTGACTTCAACGGGTGGGCGAAGGCCTGCCTCTTCGCCTACGCCGACGAGATCCCCGACGAGGGCCGCGTCTCGCACAGGCGTGAAGCCTTCAAGGCACTGATTGACCAACCCTTCGTGAACGTGAACATCAAGAACATCCCCGAGGTCGATGCGGTCCACCGCTGCAATTACCTCTTCACCACGAACAACCCCGGTGCGATCCCCATGGACGAGAGCGACCGACGCTTCTTCGTGTTGAACACCATCGAGGAGTACTGGGAGAACGAGGAGTCGGACTCCTACTACGACTGGCTCCATGGCGGGGGTGCCTCGGCGCTCTTCCACTACCTGCTCCGCTACAAGTCGAAGGCCTTCGTCGCGCACCGAAAGCCCCCCGAGACCGAGGCGAAGCTACGCATGATTGAATCATCGAGGCCGAAGCTCGGGACGCTCGTGCACGAGTTCCTCGCCGAGGGTCCGCCCGACCTCTTCACGGACGAACTCGTGTGGAAGCGGATCAGCGGGAAAGTTGGTCGCACCTCCGAGTACACACGGACCACGGTCGGCTCGACCGTCGATGGTTTCAGCCAGGTATTCACCCGCAAGATCGAGGGGCTCAGGGTCCACTCCCTCGACCGCTCGTGGAAGGCCCTCAGCCCGAAGCAGGCGAAGGATCGGTGGGATGCCAATAATAGCTGAGCAATAGCTGAGCACCCACGGGGCTTTGCAGCACCTGCCAGAGTGGGTTGCTCGCCCCGTCCGCGATGGGGTACCCTAGTTTGCTGTACCCCAGTGGTACATACTCCAAGACTCCAGATTCTCAACAAGGAACGAATAGATGGCATATCCGAAGACTCTCGGCGCGTCCGCCGACAAACTCTACCGAGCCCGCGAGGCCCGCCTCGCACTCGACCGACAGGTCAAGAAGCTGAAGGCCGAGGAGGTGAGCCTCACCGACCACATCGGTGCTCTGCTCTCGAACCAGAGGCTCGACAAAGCCTCGGGCAAGATCGCCACGGTGTCGAAGACCCTGAAGCCGCTCGGGTCGATCCTCGACTGGCCCGCGCTCCTGAAGTACGCGGCTGATAATGAGGCGAGTGACCTCATCGAGCGGAGGGTCTCGGGCAAGGTGCTCGCCGACCGCGTCTCCCAGAAGGAGAAGGTACCGGGCGTGAAGCTCGAATACCTCGCCAAGATCTCACTCACCAAACGATAGGATTCACCTAACATGAGCAACCAAGAAAACGCGCTAGCTACCCTGGAGGAGATGGGCCTCTTCGCCAAGGGCGGCACCTTCAACAAGGGGATGTCCCTCACTGCAACAGCCCGCGGCGGGGATGTCCGACACGTCTCGATCAGGGGCGCGGTCTTCAACTTCTCCGAGACCGACACCCCCACCGAGGAGCGGGTGCTGATCATCGATGCGGTGAGGTCGAACAACTGGTACTCCTCGGAGTACGAGTCGTCCAACACCTCGGCACCTGACTGCTTCTCCCTGCAGGACATCCGGGCGGGTGTCAAAGAGGCGGACATGGTCCCGCATGCGGAGTCAGCCGACAAGCAGCGCCCGGCCTGCCTCGACTGCCCTCAGAACGCATGGGGCTCGGGGAAGGGGAACAGCAAGGCCTGCAAGAACTACGTCCGTGTGGCGTTCCTCAGAGGACCCGTCGAGACGCCCGCAGACGCGAAGAAGCAGGTCTTCGTGGTGCAGCTCCCGCCGACCGCTCTGAAGGCCTGGACCTCGCTCTGTGACGACTTCGAGGCGCACGAGGCCCCAGCGTTCTTCACATGCCACGCTGACCTCTCCATCGCGTCTCTGCCCTCGGGTGGCTACACGGTCGAGGTCGCCCGTGTCGTGGCCGAGGACGAGGGTCCGGTCACGGACCCCGAGGTCCTCGTCGCGGTGGCGCAGCGTCACGAGAAGACGGTCAACGCGATGCTGCTCCCACCGCCCCAGCGGGAGAAGGACCAGCCGAAGCTCGCGAAGCGTGGCACCCCTACCAAGAAGAAGAAGGTCTCGAAGAAGGCCGGCGCGAAGAAGAAGGTCACACGCCGCAAGGTGTAGGCCCCCAAGTCGGGAGCCGACAAACTGAGGGGGCGGGTCAGGCGAGGCGTCGAGCCCGCCCCCTCACAAGGGAGAGACACATGGGATACAACGATTATATTGAGACCGACCCGAGGACCTGCGTTGGCTGTGAGAAGGTGACCGATGACGGTCTCGGATGTGGCCGCTGCGGCTTCAACTTCTGCGAGGATTGCCGGGCCAGTAGATGGCTGGATGTTTTCGGCGACCCGATGTGCTTCTGCATCGGCTGCGAGGACTGGATGGCTCATCAGTGAGCGTCTACGTCCTCGACATCGAGTCCGAGGGGATCAACTTCGATAGGCCCCACCTCCAACCATTCCCGGTGGGGCTCGGGGTGCGCTACCCCGATGGCGAACGAGCCTACCTACCTTGGGGCCACACCCGGGGAGGGAACGAGACCGGAGCCTGGGAGAAGGCCTGCAAGGTCCTCCAGCGGATCACCCGCAATGGTGACACCATCGTGGGGCACAACATCACGGGGTTCGACATCCCGGTCATGGTCGAGCACATGGGCTTCGAGTGGCCGACACCCGACAGGATCATCGACACGAAGATCCTGGCTTTCCTCGCGATGCCAGACGCCCAGAAGAACGAGCTGAGCCTGAAGCCGCTCGGCGAGAAGATCCTCGGGCGGCCACCGACCCAGCAGGCGATCCTCCGGGACCACATCCTCACATGCGTCCCAGAGGCCACGAAGAAGAACTGGGGCGGCTACATCTTCCGGGGCCACGCCGACATCGTCGGGGCGTACTGCATCGAGGATATCGACCTCCCCTGGATGCTCTACCACAACCACTTCGCGCTCCTTGACCTCGACCAGGCCGCCATCGAGCGGGAGAACGAGGCCGTCCGTGTCGCGCACGCGATGACGGTGGCCGGCTACCGGACCAAGACCCTCAAGGGCGCGCTCGACCTGACCCGCTCGACCCGCCTGAAGCTCAACAGGAGAATCCACCGCAAGCTCGGTGACGTGGGCCTCGACAGCCCGAAACAGCTCGGGCCGGTCCTCATGCGGTACTTCGGTGCCAAGGAGGACGAGTGGCCCAGGACCGCGAAGGGCGCACTCAGCACGAGCTGGAAGACCATCGGGCAGCTCTACGAGGACCCGATCCTCGAAGACCTCCACGCCTACAAGCAGGCGAAGACGATCCATGACAACCTCGTCGCCTGGACGGAGAGGGGGGCCCTGGCGACCGACAAGAGGGTCCACGTCCAATGGAACACCACAGCAGGCTCGGACGGTCAGGGTCGGACCTTCGGTGCCCGTACAGGGCGATTGAGCGCGTCTCACACCCAGAACGTGGCGAAGGAGCCCGAGCCCCTGATCGGGCTCCCGCTCCCGAACCTCCGGGAGCACGTCTGCGCCGCCCCCCACCACAAGCTGATCGTCGCCGACTACGCGGCCCAGGAGCCCCGGCTGACGGCGCACTTCGCGGGGGGTGCCCTCGCACAGGCTTACCGTGACAACCCCCAGCTTGACCCCCACACCCATGTCGCGAAGCTGATGGGGGTCAGCAGACCCCAAGGCAAGGCACTCAACCTGGGGCTCACCTACGGGCAGGGGATCGCGCTCCTCGCCCTGAAGCTCGGGGTCGAGTACGACCGTGCCCGTGAGCTGAAGGATGCGTTCCTCGACTCGCTCCCCGAGGTCAGGACCCTCGACGCGAATCTCAGGAAGCTCTGGATACGCCGAAAGCCGATCACCACATGGGGAGGGCGCGACTACCACTGCGAGACCGCGGCCCTCGACGACGACGGGGAGGTCATACGCAGCTTCGAGTACAAGGCTGTGAACACCTTGATCCAGGGGAGCGCGGCTGACCAACTCAAGCAGGCGATGATCGACTACCACAACCACCCCGACCGGAGGGGCTGGCTGATCATGACGGTGCATGACGAGATGGTCGTCGAGGTCCCGAAAGAGTTTGCGAAGGCCGAGGCCCTCGTCGTTAAGGAGGCGATGGAGGGCGTCGGACCGTTCGATGTGCCGTTCCTGGCAGAGGTCGGGATCGGCACCACATGGAGCGCAGCGAAATGATAGACACAACAGACGATGGCGGGGCGGGTAAGCGTGAGGGGATGGGCCGGGGGCTCCGGCACGCCAACCCTGATTTCGTGGCAGAGGCCCACTTCCTGCTCGACAGAATGCAGGTCGGCAACACCTTTACGGTGTGTAAGCTACGCGACATGATGTCTGAGGGCACCCACGATGACCGCGCCCTCGGTGGCATCATCCGTGGAGCCTCGCAGAAGGGCACGAGGTTCGTGAAGATGGGGTACGAGACCAGCGGGAAGGCGCGCAACCACCACCGGCCTGTTATGCGGTGGCGAAAGGTGACACGATGAAGAAACGCGCCGCGAAGCGAGCACGCCCGAAGAGCATCAAGGCCTGGAGCTACAGCACCTGGAGCAACTGGGACAACTGTCCCAGAAAAGTGTACTTCGAGAAGATCGAGGGCCTGAAGTCGTCGGGCTCCCCGGCGATGGAGCGGGGCTCCCGGATCCACAGCCAGGTCGAGAACTACCTCCTCGGGAAGGGCGACCTCCCCGAGGAGTGCGAGGCACTCACCGAGGAGTTCGAGGAGTTGCGCGGTCTCGGTGTCGATGCCGAGGCGAAGATCTGCATGACCGAGCAGTGGGCGCTCGTGTCGTGGTTCGACCCGGCGGCCTGGGTCCGTGGCGCGCTCGACTGGTGCCACTGGATCTCGCCGACCCACTTCAAGCTCGGGGACCTGAAGACCGGGAAGATCCGGTCAAAGCAGCACAAGACCCAGATGGGGCTCTACGCGCTCCTGGCCTTCAAGGCCTACCCGAAGGCGAGGAAGGTCACGGTCGAGCTGTTCTACTGCGACCAGGACGAGATACACGAGAGTGAGTACACCCGGAAGGCTGACTTCAAGAAACTCGAAGCGGAGTGGAAGCCACGGTGGGAGGGCCTGCTCGGGGACACGGAGTTCCCGGCGACACCGAACCCCCTCTGCGGGTGGTGTGACTACAGCGCGAAGAAGGGAGGCCCCTGCGCCCATGGGTGACCCGAAGCCCGTCGATGGAGAAGAGGAGTTCGATTTCGATGAAGAATATATGTACGCCGACCTAGATGGTCGTGCGTCTCTACTTGCAGAGCACGACGCCGCCATCCGCGCCGAGCGAGACGCCTACTGGAAGGGGAGGGTGCGGGAGACGCTTAGCGGTACATGGGCCAACGGCTGGACGTACCGAAACGCGCATCCGACAGTAGAGTGGACTGGCAACCCAACCCTCTCCCGTGCGCGGGCAGACTGGGTAAACACCATCATGGCCGAGGTGCTGGGGAATGACGATGAGTGAGACGAAGCCCGTCGAGAGCGCGGAGGCGTTAAAACGCTGTATGCCTTGTGTGGTAGGGCATCACGAAGCCTGCAACATCCGAGACTTTCGCAGCCAATGCTGCTGCCAGAGAGGTGCCTCACATGACTGACACGAAGCCCGTCGAGAGCGCGGAGGCGTTCGTCGAGCGCATCGAAGATTACGAAAAGCCGCATGTGATCGAGTGCGTAAAGCAACGAGATAGCGAGCGAGACGCCGCCATCCGTGCCGAGGGGGAGGCTAAGGTGGAAGGCTACCGGATGCTGGTATGCCGAACTTCCTGCAAGATGCACTACCCAGCACCAGACGGCGAGTCGGACCCGTGGGAGATCATCCGTGCCGAGGAGCGGGCGAAGGCGCGGGAGCTGGCGAAAGCGGCGCTCACGAAGGGTATGTCAGTGCATCGTGGTCCGCCGATAAACGCACATTGGGAGGGTGACACCATCGACGCCCTCGTGGCTGAGGTGTACGGGGATGAGTAACTCGAAGCCCGTCGAGAGTGCGCCCCGCAA